ATGAAATTTAAAAAATGTCTTCTGCCTGTAGCAATGTTAGCGTCATTCACTCTGGCAGGATGCCAGTCAAATGCTGACGATCATGCCGCCGATGTTTATCAAACCGATCAACTGAATACCAAACAAGAAACTAAAACCGTTAATATTATTTCCATTCTTCCCGCAAAAGTTGACGTAGACAACTCCCAAAATAAACGGAACGCACAAGCCTTCGGCGCGCTTATTGGCGCAGTCGCTGGCGGTGTTATCGGCCACAACGTCGGGTCTGGCAGCAATTCCGGAACGACGGCAGGTGCAGTTGGCGGCGGAGCTGTAGGCGCGGCAGCGGGTTCTATGGTGAATGATAAAACCTTAGTGGAAGGTGTTTCTTTAACCTATAAGGAAGGCACCAAAGTGTATACCTCTACCCAGGTGGGTAAAGAGTGCCAGTTTACGACAGGTTTAGCCGTTGTTATTACCACGACGTATAACGAAACGCGTATTCAGCCAAATACCAAATGTCCTGAAAAGAGCTAATAATCAGGAGGAGTCATGAAGAAAGTTTTTCTTTGCGCCATCTTAGCCTCCTTAAGCTATCCGGCTATCGCCTCATCATTGCAGGATCAACTCTCTGCTGTCGCAGAAGCGGAACAGCAAGGTAAAAATGAAGAGCAAAGGCAGCATGACGAATGGGTCGCGGAGCGCAACAGGGAAATCCAGCAAGAGAAGCAACGTCGCGCAAATGCCCAGGCCGCCGCTAACAAAAGAGCGGCAACGGCAGCGGCAAATAAGAAAGCTCGTCAGGATAAACTGGACGCCGAAGCCTCTGCGGACAAAAAACGCGATCAAAGTTATGAAGATGAGCTACGCAGCTTAGAGATTCAGAAACAAAAACTGGCGCTGGCGAAAGAAGAAGCCCGCGTTAAGCGAGAAAACGAATTTATCGATCAGGAACTGAAGCACAAAGCTGCGCAAACCGATGTGGTGCAATCTGAAGCTGACGCCAACAGAAATATGACTGAAGGCGGTCGCGATCTGATGAAAAGCGTGGGCAAAGCAGAAGAGAACAAATCGGACAGCTGGTTTAATTAATCGATGTTAGTAACTTCAATCCTATAATTCTTGAAGATAAAAAACCCTCTGTAGTAACAGAGGGTTTTGTTCATTCATAGTGCAGGGTCAAATCATTCCCACTCAATTATTTACGGACAACATAAGCAATTGACTGGTAACAACTTTCTTAAACCTGATTTTTCCCGTACCGTTTTATATACCGTCACCGGAAATCAGTACCATGAAAAATGCCATGTCACCTGGTCAACGAATCGTACTGCTTTTCACAGACTCGTCCGGCTTCGGCTGCCCGGTCAGCGTACTCTGCCAGCTGACGGTTTCGCTCGAGAGATTTGCTGAGCACGTCGGTAAGCAAAACTCCGGTGTCTGCGGCTGACGACCCAGTGCCGACAGTGGCGTTATACTGCCTGAGCTGCTCACGGATGGCAACGAGCTGTTGCTGCAACCTGCCAGCGCGAGCGGCAGCATCAAGAGCATCATTGCGCGCCTGGTCGATCCTCTGCTGCGCTTCACGTTCATTGGTCGCTTTCTCCTGTTCGTCGTGCTGACGAGCTTTATCATCTTCTGCTTTGCGGTCTGCTTTTGCCTTTGCATAACCAGCATCGTACTGGCGGCTGCCGTGTACATTCCAGGCAACAACTCCACTGATGACCAGAGCAGCAAGCATCAACACGATAAGCAACTGTTTCCAGTACGCTTTGACGAGCGCCCAGATCATAAAAGCACCTTGCTGGCGGTGATGTACCGCGCGCGCCGGTCGTCGATACCGTTCTGGCCGCCATTGATGATCTGCGTTACACGCACCATGTCTCCGGTGTACTTCATGCAGCCTTTAGTGGCGAAGAACCACGCCGCGCTGCGGGCCGCATACTCATCCTGCGCTAGCAGTTCAGGCTGTGCTACCAGATCAACCTTCAGACCGTTTCCGCAATCCCGGTAGTTATCGAGGAACGTAATACCGATGAGTCCACGCGCACGGTATTTCCATCCATCACCAGGCGCATTGTTACCGTAGCGCTTGCTGTACACTAGGTTGGCGATCGCGCGCTGGCGTTCCAGAGGCAGAGACTTCTCATATGTTTTTCGGCCCAGCGCGTTGGCCTGGTCCTGAGTGATGCGTCCGGCGCGGATAAACCCGGACAGCCCGTTTACGTTGTAGTTGAAGTTCTCCTGTAACCGAGTAAACCCTCCTGACTCATGCCCGACCTGCGCAATAAACATCGCCTGATCATCTGGCTTGGTAATGCCAAACTCTTTCATGGCTGCGGAGATATGTGAATACCAGCGCGTGGCCTGTTGTTCAGTAATACCGGCTGCCCGCCGGAACTGGTTAATGTCCATGTTGAGACCTCGATATTTTAAATATCTGCACGACGTTACCGCGCGTCTTCAGAACGGCGGCAAGCATGACAGCATTGATAATTACCTCTGATAAATCAGCGACCATTGGTGTGTGATACCAGATTGCATATGCGGCGCGTACGGGGATGCTGGCTGACGCTACGATAAGGAAGTAGGCTATCCACCCACCCCACCGCCGGTGTTGCGATCCATTACGCCGGAAGGTTCCGACGCGGATTGCTATCGCAGAACAGATAACCGCATTGGCAATGAGTAAAAGCAGCTCATGAGTTGTCATCGTCTTTTCTCCCCGGGATTAAATCGCGTGGATTGTCGGAACGGTGATAGAGCCAGATACCAATACGTACTGCGACGATTGCCGACACGAACGCGCCAGCAGAGAAGACGATCCCTTTCTCGAATGAATCCTGCGTGATAGTTGGGATCAGGCTGGCTACGCCGATAAGGATTGATGCAGTTGGTTTGTAGAATAGAAGCCCGCATAGAAAGCTGAGCATCGACAGAAGAACCCGGCGGCGTATTGGGTACTCAACGGCAGAGGTAATAAATATTACCGCGCCTGATAAAGCACCAAGAGCCACCTCGGGAGGAACTCCGGCGATAACCGCAGCCAGAGAACCCATACTAAGCCACTGATTTAAAGACTCACTGGTTAGCTGAGCTGACATATCAACCACCGTTTACTGCGCATAATGAACCCCCTTAGTTGGTGAGTTCATCATACACAATAAACCATATATGAGTAATAATTACCTTAAATGCATCTTAAAATCTTTACCTTAAAGGTAAGGAAATTTAGTGTTTATATCAATCCATAAATAGCATTATGGATATGAAGAGAACCAACCGATCCTGATACATCAAATCCAATCCTAACCTTACTTGCACCAGGAGGAACAACATCTATTAATGCGTAGAAATTAAATGTAGAACCAGTTGGAATTGTAAATGTTCCTTTACCTTGTACTGAGTTACCTTCTTTATCAAAAAATTCAATTCCAGAAATTGTTGTAACTTGATTTTTAGCCCAGAAACCTAACTGGAAATACCGCCCTGGCTCGCATTCTAAGCATTCCTGATAAAAATCAGCAGCAGCCCCAACCGATGGAATATTCACATACAGTGATCTGGAAAACATAACAGTGTTAGGGACATCCGTATCAGTACCCGCAGTTACGACACCTGTACCTTTTTGTGCCAAAACCCAGTTGGAATAGTTTGAGAACTGACCACTACCATTACTTAGCGCGTTGATAAATGGACTAACTATATTACCCTTATCCCAGTTGGATGTTATAAAACCTGCCCGAGGGTAGCATCCACGGGAGATAACCTTCTTACTATTTCCACCAATCACTTGACGAGTAGCAGCGCCAGCAGCCAGATCCTTCTGGTCATATAATGGAAGAGAGCAGTTTGTCAGTGACACAACCCCATCATCATTTGCGATTATTGGTATGGCTGAATAACCAGTAGGCGTAAGTATGGTGGTGTCCTTGATTGACAGCCTTGAACTGCCATCCACAACAAAGGCTACAAAGCTCTGCCCGGGCTGGAATTCGACATTACCGTTAGCATAAACAACGTGAGCGTTGCCATGCATAATTACACTTGGCTCTAAATAACCCACTTTCTTCCCGGCAGGCATTGAGCATGAGTCAAAAATAAATTGACCGTTATTAAATGTTAGCGGTCCACCATTATCAACCATCCAACCGTGACTGAATTTAATAACCTCACCAGAATTTGCTGGCGAGTTAAAAATGATAGTGTTGGTAAAGCTTCTCGATATAGCAAATTTATCGAACATCAAACGATATGAATTTTCCAGGAATTCTACACCAGCGGAACCAATCATACCCACGTTACTGATCCGCAACTCTGAAAGATCCCCAGTACCTACCCCTCCCAAACCAACTTTTTTGGTGCCCATGAAATTAAATGCTACTCCGTCAATGATAGCTGTAGCATTAATTGCATCACGGTCAGCATAATCTGTATTTGAGTTAACAATCGTCAGCGCATAATCTCCAGATACGCCTGGAATCTCGGTAAGTATGCATTTATTTACCCCCCTTACGCTGCCCTTGCTTACATCTATTGCAATAGCACTCGAAAAATCACCTGAGCATGGAATAACGCAGTCATATCCTGCTGAATTTATTTTGTTTATATATTGAGCAATGTCGCCAGAGCCTGTATAACCAGCGTCGAATACAGTTACTTCACCAGTAAAAAATAGACGTCTCCATTTCACTCCATTACCATTAAATATAACTATATCATCTGCTAATAGGTAAGCGACTCGTCAGAACCGTATTGATATTTACTGAGAGCTCAGATCAACTTTCCAGGGCAACAGATCGCGTACCCGGTTTGCCGGCCAGTCCTGGATATGTTCAATGACGTAACGCAGCCACTTTTCTGGCTCCACATTGTTCAGACGGCATGTGCCGATCAGCGAGTACAACACCGCCGCATGTTCACCACCGCTGTCGGAACCCGCGAACATCCAGTTTTTCCGGCCTACGGCCACTCCCCGTAAGGCGTTCTCTGCGATGTTGTTGTCGATTTCCACCCAGCCATTACTGCAGTACACGTTCAGTGCATCCCACTGTTTCAGCAGGTATGCGAACGCTTTTGCCGTATCTGAGTGACGCGACAGTGTTTTCATCTGTTGCTGTATCCAGTCATACAGTGACTGCATCAGTGGCGCGGCTCTGGCTTTTCTTGCCGCCAGACGCTGTTCTGCTGAACAGCCCCGGACCTCTGCCTCGATGGCATACAGTTCACCGATACGCTGCAGGGCTTCCGTGGTGATGTAGGTGGGCGCTCTTGCATGCACATCGTGGATTTTTCTCCGGGCATGAGCCATACACGCGGCTTCCGTTATTCTGCCGGATTCGTATAACGCCCGGTAACCACCGTAAGCATCGGCCTGAAGCACACCGCTGTAACCGGCCAGGTGATTTTGTGGATGGATACCTTTCCGGTCCGGACTGTACGCGAACCAGACCGCCGGGGGCATCTGTGAACCGGCGTTACGGTCATCACGGACGTAGACCCACAGCCGGGCTGTCCGGGTTTTACCGCTGCCCGGCTCCTGGACCGGGACGGGGATATCATCAGCATGGACTTTACCGGGCATCAGCACATACTGGCGCAGGACGTCATACAGCGGCTCCAGCAGTTCAGCAACAGCACCTGTCCAGCGCCCCAGTGTGGCACGGCTCAGCTCCACTCCCTGACGACGGTATATTTCTGACTGGCGGTATAACGGCAGATGGTCTGCATATTTCCCGGTGACAACATGGGCCAGAAGCCCCGCTCCGGCATAACTGCGTGCAATGGGTTTTGAAGGTACTGGTGCCTGCACGATATGGTCGCACCGGCAACAGGCCTGTTTCGGACGTTGTGTTTCGATAACCTTAAAGGCGCTGCTGATAAGCTCCAGTTGCTCTGACACATCACATCCCAGAGAACTGAGTTCACCACCACAGGCAGGACAGCATTCCTCTTCCGGCCGGATAACCCGGGTTTCACGGGGAAGTGAGGCCGGTAACGGTTTACGGGCTGAAGACTGGCGCAGGGCGGATGGCAGTACCGGGTCATATTGCTCACCCAGCGTTTCCGCCATTTCTTCCTGAAGTGCGCTGATTCGCTCCTGTGCTTCCTGTATCTGCCGTTCGGTTTTTGCACGAAGTTTTTCTGAGCTTTTACCGAACTGCATACGTTGCAGTTTCGCAACCAGCGCCTTCAGCCGGTTGATTTCGGAAGCATAAGCCGCCACCCGCTGTGAGAGCAGGCGGTTGTATTCAGCCATCTGGCGGATGGTGTCCTGTTGCGTCTGCAACAGTGCCCGCAGGCGGGCGTTCTCATGAGCAAGTGAGGTGTCCATATCCTCACTTTACAACGGGTTATATGCGGATTCCAGCGCGTTCCGTTCGTTTCGGGTGCTTCCAGTTGATACCTTCAAGAAGCATGGATAACTGAGCCGGAGTAAGGTGCACCTTGCCGTCACGGGTGACTGGCCAGACGAAGCGGCCCCGCTCCAGGCGTTTGGTGAAGAGGCACAGTCCGTCACTGTCAGCCCACAACACTTTTATCTGGTCACCCCGGCGTCCGCGGAAGATGAACAGGTGTCCGGAGAACGGGTCATCCTTCAGGACGTTCTGAACTTTTGATGCCAGGCCGTTAAAGCCATTTCGCATATCGGTGATACCTGCAACCAGCCAGATACGCGAACCTGCAGGGAGAGATATCATCAGTGGCTGCTCCCTTTTATTTCGCGGATAAGTGTCTGTAATAACGCCGGCGTCAGTTTACCTTTAAGCCTGAGAGTTCCGGCCGGCAGAACCAGCTCACAACACAGACTGTCGGACGGTGTATTTATCTGCTCTGGTTCCTGTGCGGGGGCCGGGATTTTATTATCCGGCTCCGGCGTTAACGTCACGGGAAGCAGTGCCGGCATATTTTTTCCGGAAGGCAGCAGGCCACCTTTCCGGTATTGATGGCGCCAGTTGAAGAGCAGGTTATCGTTGATTCCGTTTTCCCGGGCGATCTGCGCCACACAGGCTCCGGGCTGCAGTGACTGCTCCACTAAGGCGATTTTAAACTCATAAGGGAAGTTGGGCCGCCGGGGACGTTTTTTTACCACGGGGGCTTCGGATATAACGGTGCTTTCAGGACGTACGACTGGTACCGTGGAAAATTGTCCGTAAAGGCAGGCATCAAGTTCCTGCTCCGACATGCCTGCGGGCAAAGGCCACGAAAGGCCAGCTCTCCGAAAGCGCACGAACATACTACAAACTGTTGATTTTGGTACACCCAGGCGACGCCCGGCCACAACCCGGGGTAAATGTTCTTCAAAGTGAAGACGTAAAGCTTCAGTGATCCAGGTCCGGTGTTTCATACGATAGTGTCCATTAAAAATGATGGACATTATTTTTGTAGAGCCGGAGGAAACAGACCAGACGGTTTAAATGAGCCGGTTACGCTAATAGTGAGTTATCAACAGCAACAAGAATCCCACCACCTTTATTCTCACCTTCAACATAAGACTTTAAAAAAATCTTATCACCTATGTTTCCGATAGCATCATTTAATTTTATAACAGACTGAACATCACCTATAAACTTTAAACCATTGCTTGATGCAAGTTGAATCATTACATCTGAAGCGGAACCAGATTCAGGCAGAACCATGATAGGATTTCCTGAATCATCCATTGCTACAATTTTGTTTTTTCTCAGCTCAGCGCTTGGAAGCTCTGGTACTGCCTCTGGCATTCTCAGCGTTTTAGACAGATTAATGCTTGCCAGTGAGTCGACATAATTCTTGGTGGCCGCATCCTGAGGACGTGACGGGTCACGAAGATTGCGGATGTAGTTACCAAGAGCATCATAGTAGTTTGCGACAAACGACGGCTTGCGCAGCGCCAGACTAAACCAACTTCTAACCTGTTGAAGCAGCATAGTTAACTTATCAAAAGCATCCTCATGCACCTCTGCAAAGAACTTGCCTTGATTGCGCAGATCGGTTTCCTGCGTAACTGGGAGTTCACGTGCTATCGAAATACGAAATCCATTCTCCAGAGCAGTTGTGAGGATGACATTCCCGCCAGTATATCCTCCAGCCCCCGTCACCGTGTAATCAGTATCAAGAGCCAGCACAGTGATATTCTCGTCAGGGTCAATCACCTGCACTACCAGATCAGATTTATTGAAAACCCTAAAGGTATAAGGAAATGATGTCGTAACGCCGTTACCTGTGTATTCGTTGTGGTCAACTTCGGTTGAGACCGTCATGTTAAATCTCCAGATAGTCGCAGCACCCGTTGCGCCGCATATCCGGTTATTCTATTACCTGAAAAACCACATATGGATAGATAACCCATAAATACGAACAGATATTACCTTTCAGGTGATTCGCAAAACGTGCTGGATAGCAAACAAATTATTTGATACTGTATAAATATACAGTTATTGCATGGGGAAGATAAGATGCAGCAGTATCACTATCCACTGGAAGACGGATTTACCGAAAGGATTCACACGCCGGGAGGCGTCAGGTCACTGGTGGAGGGATCGCACTTGATGAAATTACTCCGGGATCTCGATAAGGATGGATTTAATGTCGATGGCCCACTTGCCGAACTGACTGCACTGATTAACTACGTCACCAGCTCACAGATGTCTATGCAGGATCTGCAAACACATCTCGACTATTGTGCTGAACAATTACGAAAACAAACCACATAAAGAAAAGGCCGCAAGAGCGGCCTATCGTTTCGCTTTGTGCTCGTCCCAGCACGTTTTGCACCATGCCATTAAGCCATCCGCATTTTGATTATTAGGGTAAAAGCTGGTTCGTTTTCTGCGGACATTACAAATTGGGCACCACTTCATATGGCGTGTATTCTTTGGGCCATCGAGACACCTTGCACACCACTTAGTCAATCCATCTGGATTTTTTGAAGATTTCCTGAATTTTTCATATGGAAGGTTTATTCTGCATCGCAAACACTGCTTGCTACCACTTGAAACTCTGTTAGCTGATTCTTCTTTTGGCGGCGACACAGAAGGTATTCTTGCTGGCTCTGATACTACCTGAAGTGCTTTTTTAGGTGACTGAGACGATATGTCATCACCAGGGAATCTTCCATGATATGTCGGACGCGTTGACACACCAGGTGGCAGCTCTGCTGTAAATGGCTTTGGCTGAATCAGTTGCCTCTCTTTTGCTAACTCCTGCTGTTTATAATATGTCTGGATTACCGCACTATCATAATCAGGAGGTACGGAAATATTAGGCGCATCACCTCCAGCTTTGTGAAACTGAGTGGAGGTGCGGTCTATCACCTGTGTACGATTAATCGTTATCTCCCCATCTTCGGTCTTTATCGTTTTGTTCTGATTAACGACCGTACGATCAGAGATCTTAGTCTTGTTCTGGTTGATAACGTAAATAATCACCGCAACCACACCAACAACTATCCAGAAAACTTCCATTGCTTTTCCTCACAATAACATTACCTTAAAGGTAATATCTTGCTTTCAGGTGATCAAGCGTTAAACTCCATCAACCAAATACGGTTGATTTTGATATTTCTCCTCGCTTATCATTACCTTTGCGGTAAATTTACATCGCACTCCTCTTGTGCCATAGTAATCAGGCACTGGCAAAATCCAGTGCCGGGATTGGTCTCCCGGATTACTACAGAGGCACATACGCCGCATAAGCGGTTTTTTTATGTGTAAAGCGCACCTATTCTATGGTGGGCTGTGTGGGGGCACCGAAAGGTGCGCCGGGTTCCTTTGTAGCCGGTAAGACCAACTCTGCACAGTTCACCACCATCTGATTGGTCTCAGCGGTGGTGATTAACCTAACTACAAAGGTGATCGCCATGAATACCAAACCTTCCATCTTTTCCTTTGAGTCATCCTGCCAGATCCGTATGTTCATGATTGACGGAGAACCTTGGTTTGTCACCAAAGATGTGTGCAATGCTTTGAATATTGATGTTACACAAGCGAGAAAACTTGATAAAAAAGGCTGGAACAAAAAGGGGCTGTATTCAATACAGACCCCTGGTGGAATACAAGAACTATCCATCGTTTCAGAATCAGGTCTCTACATCCTTATTCTGCGTTGCAAAGAGGCAATGACTGAGGGAACGAGAGCATTCAGATTTCTTGAATGGGTTACAGGTGAGGTTCTTCCTCAGATCCGCCGCACCGGAAGCTACATTAAAAACTCGCTCCCGCAGGAAGAGCGCATAAAGATGGTTGCCGACCAGGTAGCCAACGCCACAGCATCAGCAGTGATGCAGGCAATGAAGATAGAGAACAAAACCTACAGTGCCCCACTGAAGCCAGGCTACCGTAGCCTGATTCACTCGCCGTCTGGTGTTCTCGGCCTGACGGAGAACTCACTGCTGATGAATCTGCTAAACCAGTTGCAGGACGACGGGCATGATGTATCGGGCGCGGCGGCGGAACTGACCACCATGTTCTGCTACATCGTCGGTGTGAGCAAATGCCTGCGTGATATCCAGACGCACGCGGAGTACATCAACGACAAGGCAGGGTTCTTCTGACGGGCGGCGGCACAGGGATGTGCCTTTAAATAATTCTGTACAGATTGCAGGTGAATAGCGTACTATTACCCCAAAGGTAAGAAAGTTGATTTGTAACATTTTAGTTTGTAGTTACCGTGATGGTTTTGCTGCAGAAAGTTAACTAGTCAAAATCACACCGTATGTAAGTCACGTCTGTTCCCGTATGGGAGGATGATATGTTTAAATTTGATATGCAACTCAACCAAAACTATGCCTCTTTTTACCATCCAGAAACTGGTAAAGCTGTTTTCGTTGACTCTTTCGATAATGAAGAATTTGATATCAGAATTGGGACCCTACGCCAAAGTAAGCATGTTGCTACTGTACGCGCATCCAATGATGATGAATTAAATCAAAAAATAAGTGAGGCGACATCCCGTTATCTATGTCTATAACAGAACAACAACTCATTGATCTTGAGGATGAGATTAACGAGATCTTGCAAGAAGATGCGGCAAGAATTCACTTTTCATTTCATGCAGCATATGAACGCCTGAACGACGAGAGGAACAAACCGCCAATTACTCTTGCTGAGCTTGAAGATGTGTTTAAATCGTTTATATCTGCACATCTGCAGACTGTTTTGGATTTTGCCGAAGGTACAACTTTCACCATAAAGTGCAACAAAAGCGCCCTTCATTTTCCTTGCGCCATTGTACACGAAAGAGAGTTTGGGAAAACGTGGATTATCCAAAACGTCATTACAGCCATGAGGAAAGTGGGATTCAAGTCTAAAGATTCTATTATCCTCGAAGTTAATTAAGCCCGCGCCGCGGGCTTTTTTGTGGACGAAACAAAAGTCAGTGCTACACTCATTGACGCCACATTGAGGTGGCTTATAGATGGAAATTTCACAATGAAAAAAGCATTTGCTGCACTGTTCGTTTTGTTGTCTCTGGTAGCTTCAACTCAGGCCTTTGCCGGTCGTTGTCAGCACGACAGCGATACTGCCGCTGACGGCTCCCGCTGCGGTGGGCGTTCTGCGGATTCCCGCCCGGGCGGCGGTGGCATTCGTTAAAAACAAGGCCGCGAAAGCGGCCTGTGACATGTCACACTCTTTTTCTGAATGATAGCCATTCGAAAAATGATGACATTCCACCGCAGACAATAGCAAAGATGATCCCACCAAAGAAGAGAAGGCCAGCCTGCCACCACTCCCACCGCCATACATCCACAGCACCAACCATACCAACAATCGCTCCAACAAATGGAATATAGCTCACGATGAAAGCAATGGGGGCTGCAATTATCCAATGCAATCCCCACCATGATTCAAGCCCAGCCATAATTGCTGCCAACTGAAAAAGGCCAACGACGATATAAACAATGAATCCTATCGCTTGCATGTAGTCACCTATTTACCCAGTAAAAATCAGAGGCCTCCCCTCAATAAGGCTTGCAACAAGAACTATTCCCTGCACAACAAAGATGAACCAGCAAATAGCTTGAGTCTGAGGGTTAAGAAAATATTTGTAGCGGTCAATAAATAACAACCCACCAGAAATTATCACACTCAAAATAATTAAAAACACAACACTTCCTTATTGCGGAGTGACATCCTGAGGTCGCCACCAGTATGTCTGATTAAACTCTTTCTTCGAACGTTGCTCCATTTTACGCAAATAGCCTGGTGAAAAATACTCCTGCATCTGGTTAAAGATCATGTGATCGAGAGCCGCCTTCAAGTACCAGAGATTCGCACCTGGCATCAGACCCTTCCCCAGCTTAACCAGATCACCACCAGTCTGCTCGTTCTTCCCTTCCACAGCATTTAGAGGTATGCCCTGAGCTATCTTCACTACGTCATCAACCAGACCAGCTACCGGGCCAAGCATCGACGCCAGCGCGCCGCTCCCGTACCTAGTGTGGTCAGAGAAAAGAAAATCACCGTACAACCCAGCTCCACCACCTTTTAAAAATGCATTTATCCAGAATTTAACCATGTGGTCACCGGTCATTTCCTTTGGATTTCTCCCATTAATAAGATCAGTAATCTGCATGGAAAGAGCACCAAGCATGGTTGTGCTTGCTAAAAACGTTGCTATATATGCTGCACGCCCACCAGCAGACGGCATACCCATAGCGCGTGACCAGTGACGCATAACAACCGAGATAGGGAACGATTTAAACAGGAAAACACTTCTCGTTAATTCACCTTTCCATGTTCCACGCTGAAGACCAGACCCTACGAACATCTGTTCACGTGCGCCCGGTGTAATAACAGCCATATCAACTTCTTCAGTTACGGCACCGAGCAGTTTACGCATTGCCTCAAATTTCACACGTTCAGGCTCACCAAGATGTTTAACTGCTGAATCAGGGATACGCATAATGCTTTCCGGTGTCAGCATCGTATTATTACCGTTCCCCCAGTCCTCCTGTTGCGCCAGCTTCCATACGCTCCAGTCTGTGTCAGTAATCCCTTTGCTTTTAAGGATACGAAAATCAGAGTCATCGAGGCTACGAAGGTCTGGTGTCCGTGACACTACTTCTCCCAGGCTTCCCATCATAGTTACGCCATAGGCGCGCTTGTGCGCATCTGACCATGCTGTAAGCCCACTGGCACGCATTACCGCCGTTGCCGCCCAACGAGACACAGACGGCCCCATATTATCCATCGCCCAGCGGTTAACGCTGCCAAGTAGAGATTCCATCGCCAGACCAGCGCGGCGCGCCAGCGCAAGTTCTGTACGGTTCGTTGGGTCCATAGCTTCAAGCTGGTTGCGGAATAACTGGTTCATTGGAAGGTTGGTAACCTTCGCAGACAGATACATGGTTCCAAGATCAGAGAACGATGACAGCAACGCGGATCCGAGTCTGCTGGCAACCAGCCAGTTGCGGATATTGTCAGACCATCGCGCGATGTGCGGATTCGCTACAGGCTGTGTCTTTCCGGAAATAAAGTTGTACAGATTCTCTGTGTTGTTCGCCAGCCGCTCGACTTTACCGGTTTTACTCGGGTTAGCTGTTGCCGTTTCTGCCTTCACCTGATCAAGAAGAGAGCGGAAAACATGATCGGGGTTTGGGCCATATGTTTCCACCAGTGCAATATCTTTACTGATACCTTCAAGGTGACCGACCATGATTTCCCATAGAGAGCGATCGCCATAAAGTTGCTGATATTGCAGATAGGAATCTGCATCTTTGAAATGTATCTGTCGTGATGCATTACCACGGTTAGCACGTGCACCGGAAATTCGCATTCCAGTATCAGTAAGCTTATTCAGCCCACCAGTGGCGATGGTGTTATATGCTTCGCCAAGAAAGGCAGTAAGCTCAGAATCACTCATCAACTGACCGTCGGAGCGGGTGTAATATTTTCGGTCAAGTTTTCCGATCACGTCACTGACCCATTTATCCTTTGTTACTGCACCAACCTTTTCCATCGAGTGATGTTGTGGAATACCCCAGTTTTCCAGGTACCCGATATCACCACCAGCATCATTGAACCGACGTCGCAGCAGTTCAGTAACTTCTCCCCACGCTTTCGCCCCTTTTCTGGCCTTAGCATTGCCGGTATTCTGCCCACGCATCTCGAACACCAGATCGCGCACGCCTGCTTCATCTTCAAACAGGCCAAAGAAACGAGGGTCAACAGCTTCGAAAGCCTCCTGTAACTGGCTTAATGCGTAATCACGGGTAGCTTTCGTACGCGACTCAACAGACAAAAAATTCGATTTACCATCAGCACTGAAAGCGATAGTTCGATTGAGCGCACCCAATTTTCCATCTGCGCCTTGATAGTTGTTAATGAAGTTGTCCAAGCGCTGTCTGGCAGAAATGGTCAAAGCGACACGGCGTTTTTTGAGAGCAGCCTCTCGCTGAAGTTCATCGGATGCCAGTTGCCCGGCGCGGCGTAATCTCTCAGCATCAGTAAGCTGACGCCACGACGCTGGGTCATCTCTGGCAAGTGAACGCATGTTGCGGTAGATACGATCTTCAATATCCTGAATCTCGCGCGCTGTCAGTGTGCGCTTAGCTGCCTGCTGTACTGCCTGAATACATTCCTGTCTCATCAAATTACCCTCTCAAGAAACACGAGACAGCCACATCAAAGAGGCTGGAATCCTGTATTGCCTGTTCGTTCTCTCTGCTTGCTTCGTCCAGCACTTCCCGAGCGCTTCGCGACTGCGGGTTTCCTTCATCATCAAGGACGGTGATCATCATGTCCGGAGACTCAACCAGTGAATCTTCAGCGATACGAAGATCCATATCCCCGGCCTGTTCCGCCGTTGGCCTTTGCTCTGCCTGTCGCAATACGGCGCTTGGTTCAAAAGGTGCTGTTTCATCAGAAGTGCGCACTTCTGCTGTTTTATAGAATGACATGGCCTGTGCGTTCAGATCGCTTTCTGCCTGCTGACGCCGTACAAGTTCTGCCCGCGCCTCGAAGTTAACGCCACCCTCTACATTCGCCGCCAGATTATCTTTTGCAGTCTGTAGCCTGACCGACTCGTCATTGATTCGCTGGTCAATATCACGCAGTCTTTCCTGACGCGCTGAACGTGCACGTGACAACTCTTTCCCGCTACCAGATGGTTGTTCGTTCAGCACTCCAGCACGCTCCTGGTTGAGAGTTTCAATGGATCTCTCGATGCCAGTGATATCAGACTGCAATTGATTAACTTGCTCAACATCTAAAGCCTGAGCCGCTTGCTGTTCCAGCGCTCTGGTATCAACCGCAACTTGTGTGCTTCCCTCTTCAGTACGATACAAGGTTTCATCGATAGCCTGAGAAATAAGGTTTCTCCGACCTGGAATATCACTAAATGATGCTGGTTCGGCAATGCTGGTCACATCAACTGCACGGCCCTGGCTTACGTCATTCATAGCCTTCTGTAGTGCCTGGATATGCGCATCACGTGACAGGACATTAACAGGAACGCCAGGGGCTACATCAATCTCAGCGTGATGTGAGGCATTAGCCGCCAGCGCAGCATCCACCTCAGCCGGGGAAAATTCAGGAGCTGCAGCGCTCTCACCGCGGGCGTTAAGGAACCGACCTACACCACCAAACGCCACACCAAGAACAGCATCAATGGCGATAGACTGGCGATCAAATACATCATATTGATTCGCCATTTCGTTATAACCGCCATCACGCAGTGTCTTTGCTGTTAGACCACGCTGCGCCATGCCAAAGGCAATGTTAGTTCCGGCTGCATATGCGATGTCTGGAGCGGCGCGAACAGCAGTAGCTGCAACATTACGCACAGCACTTTCACCTGTTCTCGCCAGTTGTGCGCCAACACTTTCTGCCAGCGCACCACCAGCGCGTAGACCTAGGCTCATAGGGATCAATGTGCCAGCGCCAGCAGTGACACCCTGCACCAGACCAGCTTCCTGAGCAGTCCTGAAATCTACTCCCTGAGCAGTCAAGCGTTCAAACTCAGAGAAACCCTGCAACGCAGTGACGGCGGCAGCCCCGCCGGCAGGACCAGAAAGCAGTGTACCAACGACCGCCTGCCCGCCCATGTCGAACAGACCATGAAGAACCTGACCAGCGGTGCCTGTTGTTGCTGCGTCAGGCGTCAGGCGTTTAACCTGTTGCTCTGCGAGCTTACGCTGTTCCGCAATGTACTCGGCAGAAGTGTCGTTAATGGAAGTATTTTCGTTAACGAACTTCGCGATGGGCGAGACGATCTTATCCATTCCAGCCCATAGAAGCTGGTCAGGTTTGGCAACCAGTCCAGAATACAGACCTGATACCGCAGCGGTACCTGAGTTATCGAAGAAGCCGACATCGGTATTAAATCCTGCTGGGTTAGACGCTGCTTCATCCAGTTGCTGATTCTGGTTAACAGCGTTAAGACCAAAGTAACTCATTGCGGGATCCCCCCTGAGAACCTCTGGCGCTGTTGTGTGAGATCGATAACGACAGGAGTTCCATCATCTTTCAGCAAATACCCGGTGCCGAGCTTCACCAGATACTGGCTATCTCCATAGCTTTGCAGCCCATACTGCCCTGGTGGGGCTTTTATTCCTGCATCAGTCACCTGTGTTTTCCAGGCCTGATCAACTTGTTTATCAAATTGCTCGGCAGACATACCCCACGGTAACAGCACGCTTCCCATGCCGTTATAGTCATGTACGCCGCCAGTAGCTACGTTAACAGCCTGCTTCCATGTGTCACTGTCAATCTCACCTGATACAACGCCCTTCTTCGCCATCACGCCAGCGTAATAGTCCTTCGCTATTTCGTAGGCCATTGATGCGCCATGCGCGTCACCGGCAAACGCATCCTTCACCATGTCAGAGAACTCAAGACGAAGATCGTTATCTTTCGGCATTGGTATGCCTTTCACATCACCTGTACCTTTGCGAGCTGCAGCACCAGAAAGGATTGTTTGTGCTGCCGATTCAGGTGATACAGAAACATCAGGGTTAAACCAGTTTTTCTCAGCCACAACACCGCCAGGCTTATCCATAAGGATCCCGGCGACAGCTGCCGATGGGGCATTGGTGCTGATCTGCTGAAGCGCCGACATATATACCTGACCACCGCCAGTACTCTGCCGAATGGTGTCGAGGTATGCAGACTGCTGAGAAACTGGTGCATCACGGAAGAAAGCACCGATCTGATTAGCTTCATCTTTGGAAAAGAATGTCAGCGGCGTGCCGTATGATTTAGCCAGTTCTGCAGCCTGAGAGGCACGAAGGGCAATCGTCTGGCTGAAATTGTTCTGGTTGGTCATATCGATAGGCTTTGTTTGCCCGGAAGAAAGTGAAAACTGAATTGGGTCTGCTTTACGTTGCGCAAGAACAGTACTGGCAGCAGAGACAACGGCATCATAGGTTTGGGCGCGCGCTGCATATCCTTCACCAGTTTCACCGGTGTCTGGCTTCAGGTTTTCTACTGCCGCCTGAATGCTACTGGTCGGCATATTACGGAATGAACCAATGTATTGCCCGGCGATCTGCGTATTCCTGAACTCGGTGTAACGCAGGTTTCCTTCACGCACGCCGTACGCCGCCATAAAGTCGTTCTGCGTAGGCGCATTGGGGAAATCGACGCCGCGCATGTATGCCGCGCTGGCATCACGTACACGGCTGTCGATATTGGTGCGGTATTCAGCCTGCTGCTGTTTGCGGATCTGATCAGCCTGGCGAAGGAATGTCGCCTGCGCCTCCGGAGATGCAGCATCGAATGCCGCATTACCTGTGTAACGTTTTGTGCTGGTTGGAAGCTGAGAGAGGCCAATAGCCGCGCTAACACCAGTAGCAAGTTGCTGATCGCTGTATGGCTGGCTGCCGTTCTCATGCTGGATAATTGAGGCACACAAAGCCTTTAGTGTGTCAGGGTTTGATGCATCAAGAGGCTGGTCAGGAGTCACGCCGAGCTGCGCACATACTGCCTGGATATAGGTGTCGGTGTTGTTATTGTCAGACGGCGGCGCCCAGCGGTTAATGATGTCGTTGACGGTATCAATCCCCTGGCGTTGGTACGAAAGCAGGTTGCGCCCTAGCGCGCGAATGCCGTGCTCTGGCGTTTCGAATTTGGCAAAGCGACCATCATCACCGGTCTGGCCTACCCACGGATTGGTTTTGCTGTACTCGAGGTTGCCGGGGTTATTGTTGCGAATGCCACGAGCGCTATCACCAGAACCACCTTCTGATACTGCACGGCGGGAGCCGGTAACCGTATCGCTTAACTCGCCATTGCTCTGAATGAACTCAATGGAGTTGTTAGCCGACCACTGCGACAGTGACGCATCAGCAACCTTCTCTTTGAACTCAATTTTTTTGGCTTGAATCTGTTCAGAACTCCAGCCATGTGCAGCGCCGTAATCTTCAATCTGCTGGAAAGTCTGCTGGTTGTAGAGTACATAGTTAGCATTGTCGCCGTAGGCAGATGCGGCTAATTTTCCGTTGTTCGCCAGCGTCGCCTGGAACTGACCTTCTTCATAGGCATTAAGTTGGCTAATCTCATGTCGACCAGCCTGGGTTGTGAACTGAATGCGTTGCTGCTGCGCCTGCTGCATAAAACCAGCCCTGGCACCTTCCGGCAGTGTCATCGCGATCTGCTCTGCCTGAGCATCGAACTGCTGGGTGTACTCCTGACCTTTGCCGAGCGCATTTTTACCCTGGAGATTCAGCAGCCCAGTATCCGGGTTAGTCAGCAGATCACTGGAAATCTGGCTGAGTTGCAATGATGCATCCTGAGCCTGAGCAACATCAGCGCGCTGCTTTGCCTGTGCAAAAACATCGACATATTTATCAGCAACCCCTCCTAAAACATCGCCCATCTGTGGAGTATTAAATGTTTGTAGCCCTGGAGACTGAAACCCGCGACTTTCAACCTGACGACCAGTGACTGTTGGTACTGTTGGCATTTCGGTATCTCCTTATCGACCGGTTGGCGTGCCTATTGCGGCAGATATAGGGGCCGATTTACTTTGCGAAAAAGGATTCCAAGTGCCACCGCCCATCTGATAAGCCCCATATGCCTTCAGTGGCGCGGTTAGTAATGTCTGAGTCAAGCCTGCACTTCCTGCACTGCGCGCTGAATCTGCCTGAGACTGATAATTTGCCCCCTGAACACGAAAACCATAGGCCTCTCTCTGGGCATTATTCACAGTAGTCAACGCATCTAGCGCACCGAATTGCGCAGTATCTCCGAAGATGTCCAGGGATGAACCGCTGCCCAATTCTGCGCCAGTTGCCGCCATGGTTGCCGCCTGCGTCCCTTGTCGTTGGCGCATTTCTCTACGACGCTGATCTGCCTCTGCGTTACCTCTGTTTATGGAATCCTGAGCCTGAGCCTCTGCCACATCGGCATTTTTCTCTGCTACCGCAGAAGTGTATTTTGCCTGCTGATTTTGGCTGTACATTGATGCGGCAGTTGATGCCACTGTGACTGCAACCATTGCTATAGCCGGGCTACACATTATTTTCTCTCCATGTGGAATCGGTGAAACGGTAGGTTGTTAATGCCGTACGGCTGTGGTTCTTCAATGGTGAATCCCAGCCAGTGCAGCCAGATACGCGCTGTGTGGTTGCGGGCATCAACATAGTTTTCAAGATACGGGTAAACAGCCAGCATTGCATTGACCACTTTCCCGCAGCGGCGCAGGAAAGTGCGCTGGTATATCTCCAGCGCATCGGTGCCCACCATCCACGGGATACCGTTGCCGCCGATCATTGATGCCGGGGCCACGCCGAAGATGGTCACCACTTCCCCGTTGATAAGCCCGGCGCAGGAGAAAGTTGACGTGCGCAGACCGGTTTCCAGAACGCGGCGCGGGCTCCACCCGTTTGTTGCCAGAAATTCATCAACGTCAGCCTGGCGGACATGCGGCAGCATGGCTTCGATATGCGCTGCGGTGGCCGGTACGATCTGAGCTTTAATCATCAGAATCCCCCGACAGTCAATCGCGGCAGGACCGCCAGAACAGAAAGCGGCAGTGGGTCGAGCTGGCGCACCTTAACGCGTCCGTTCTTGTCCCAGTTGCTGTCGAGCTTCACTTCCACCTTCCCGGTAGCGTCATCAACCGGATCGTCGTAGAACTCGAATTCCCGCTGCGGATACTCGTACCACTCACCACCTGGTGTGGTTGCCCAGATGCCTCGGCTGGCGTTGACCACCATCGTGACAGTGGGTATCACCTGCTTTTTATCCAGCAGCGTTTCCTGCCCGTTAATGTTGATGTCCAGCGTTTCGAATTCAGCGGTGATCGGCAACCCGATATGCACCACCGCGCCAGGTGACTCCAGCGTGACAGCGCCACCGGTTACGATTTTCTGTGGCTCTACGCTGGCATCGGAGAGGATGTTGACTGTCTGGCCTTCGAGGTGTGACAGGCCGCTGAAAGTCTGGCGGGCCATCTGCCAGTTAGTTGTGGCCGCAGTGCGCAGTAACGCGGGTACGTTACGGTTGAAGCGAACAACCACGGCGGTATTACTCGTTACGGAGATGATGTCGCCACGCAATTCTTTCGCCACCACTTCGCCGGTATCAGGATCCGTTTCTGAGTACGGGAACTGGATCTGCGCGCCAACGTCGGTGCCAACGAAATACGCCCCGCCGCTTATCGTCACCGGGTAGTCAACCTGATAGCTCCAGTCACCACTGCCTCCGCTGATGGTCATAGTACGTGTTGAGGTATTGCGTCCGTCATAGCTCAGACCGCAGTCGACAAAGAATGCATCTTCATCACTGGTAAACAGGCGGCTGGACAGGCGCTCGATGTAACGTTTCGTCTGCCCATTGATGGTCCGGTTAACCACGAAATAAACAGCGTCCTCGCTGCCTTCGCTGATGGAGCAGGTGCTTTCGTACTTTCCGGTGCTGGACTGCGGCGCCCATGCGAACACCTGCTGATCGCGCAGATAGGTCAGCACCAGCAGTTTGCCGTCATCACGAATGCAGAACGCGCTGCTGTACGGCACGATGCAGAATGACCAGTCGACAATGCTGCGCTTCTGAAAGAGGTGGTTTGCCAGTATGGTCAGGTCAGTACCTTGGTATCCGTCGACGTCGAAGGAATAGGCCAGATCGCGCACCACGCTCCCCTTTTCCTGGATGAACAGCGCGATGTTTGCCACCGCGATCGGCGGCACATTGCTGGAGCCGTTGTTACCCTGCGAACTGAACGAAAACGCCGACGGCGTGAGGACCTTATTCTGGTCTCCGGATATCGTATATTCCCCGCCGGATGTCAGCGCGACCAGGTTGCCGACGTCAATAAGATGGCGGATCTCATTCACCTGTCGCCCGGCGTAGGTGTAGATGATGCGATCGTCATCCTGAATAGGGTTATTCTTGCCGAAGTCCTTATAGTCTCCGGTCCGGCTCGCCCAGATCGTTTGTGGATACGCGGTGGACGCGGCGAAATACAGGCGCTGCTGATAGTAAACAACCGTGCTCGGGTAGCCGTTGACACTGTTCCATGCGTACCGTGCCCACTTGTAGCTGCCATTCGCCGATCCTACAACCTGGGACGGGATGTAGCTAACCACCGTAGCAGTGGCGGTCAGGCCGTCGCTGGATACCGCAGTGATGCGCGCAATGCCGAAACCGCTGTGCAGGTATTCCCACTGGATTCCGGTATCACTATCACCGGTTCCGCCCCACCCATCCCACGACATCCCTTCTGTGTGAGAAGGGCGCAGGGTCCCGGTCTTGCCGGAAGTATTGGCACGGTAGTAGTTGCTGTCTGCACGGCGGACATCGTTGATTGCTGTGGTCTTGCTGGTTTCCCATACCGGTACGGAATCAATAGCAGGCTGCTCGAGATAGAACAGTTTTCCGACCTGCTCAGCACCGAAGATGGCAGAACTTGCCGTCAACGTAATGGTTCCGGTGCTGGCGCTGGCGTATACCTTCACTGTTTCGTCAACGTTAATATCTTCGAACGGTCCGTTTTTGGTGGTTACGTCGACGATCTGCCAGTTGTCGTGCGCGTAGCGGCGCAGTTCTTTCGGCGGGTATGCAGGATGCACCAGCGTCAGAACGTCAGCGCTCTGCGTGAATTTTATGCGGAAAAGGTCGGTATCAGCATATGGCATCGCCAGCTCATAAATCACATTGCTGCTGTTCAGCACATACGCACCATCTTTGATAACGCGCATGTAGTTGTGCCCGAACTCCAGCGCATAAGTCTGGACGGTCGAGAACTGGAAAGGAATAAGACGGCATTTGCGCGTCGGGTATTTGGCTTCGCCGACGAAGCGCGTTCCCGGGCGATTCTCAACGCCGCCATACTGCCGCACGATAAAGTTATCGCACTTGCGCAATGCCACCTGGTACTTCGCCATGTCAATACGCCCGTACAACGACGGTCCAATCTCACCACCGGCAAAGCTGGGCTGGATCCAACTGATAGCCATCAGGACAACCTCGCAATGGTAAACTCATCAACCGGTGGCTGTGGTTCCTGTGATTCATTCTGGCTATGCGAGCCAGCACTAAGAATCACGCGATTGTACATATTGAGGGCAAACGTACCGAGGTCTGTATTCCCAGTCAGCGCCATGTTAATAGCTGCCGCAAGACGCCAGGCCAACGCCTCCATAAAAATGGCATCAAACATGTTCACATCTGTAACGCGAGAGACATACTTGAGCCATGCCTGAGGCTGGTCTGTGTAGATCAACTTTCCTGTTCCGTTGGTGTCTGCACCAACTTCGTACTGAACGCGCATTGCTGCTGTTGGATTGCGTACACCAGGAAGCATAATTTCAGTAATGCGCAGACAATCTGACGGGTACTGGTACGCATATTCCCAGTCAGGCGGTGGATTGCTCGTATCTGCAAGCGCCACGCGTTTGGTAGCAAAGTTCCAGTCAAAATCAGAAAGCACAGCATCACGGCAGGCCTCAAAGTGCAGCGAACATTCCCCCGCTTCCTTGCTGGCTTCCGTCAGGCTGTTAATGCTGCGGCTGTTGCCAATATTGGACAGCGCACGATTACAGATCTCTACTACAGAGGCCATCACTCACCTCCGTTACCGTACAGAGTTTCAGCCGCTGATTTTTCTACATCCCCGGAAACAGGAGCGATCGCCATATCAGTGATCTGCAGATCGGCGCTGCGATTAACGCCATCGTCAGTTTCTCTGGCAGACAGGCCTCGAATAACAGCCTTTGCAGTTATCATCACTTCCGTTCCGACGCCCTTAGGTTGCGCCTTCAGCTTATTCAATGTGTCGTTATTAAGAGTGATGCACAGCCCCCACGGGTATTCATCGCGAGTTCTGGTTTCTCCGCTCTCATCCTGGTAGCTGTCAGTGCCGGTTTTGAGGTTTACGAGTTCCATATACACTCCTGCAATAAAGGGGCCGAAGCCCCTTGTCGGATTCGCGAGGCTTACACGCCTAGTTCTTTACGCTTATCTGCGATCTTCTCGCGGAGCGTTTCGGCTTTAGCGTTATGGTGTGGCTTCTCGTTAAAGAGCAATTCGTACTCTTCACGGAGCTTATCCAGTTCACCATCATCTGACACATCGTTGATGATTTTGGTGCTGGTTGCTGCCATTGACACCTTTCCTGCAACTTTTGCTTTTGCCTGTCTGGCTGCATCGTTAACAGGTTCCAGTGCGCTACCAGGCTCACCTTCGTATTCGATTTCTGCCCCCTCCGGCCACAGAGTGTTATGGATATGAGAGAGGCGCAGAACGCGGTATCTTGGTTGCTCACCTGACATCGATATCACCTTAACCAGTTACTTTTGAGCGGATCGGATACGGCGTATTGGCATCAACATCAAGACTGATACCAGCAGTGAATTCGCCAGCCGTTAGTGGGCCAGTTGCGACGGAGTAGTTAACACGCAGATATCGCTGAACACCGGCAGGCACCTTTGCAGAAACAACTCGTTTACCTGCTGTCAGGGCGGTCTTTGCCAGTGCACCACTATCATAAATAGTGGTCCATGAGCTGTTATCCTCACTCGTCTGCAACTGGATGTTTACAGTTGCATCACCGCTTGCTGCGGCGGCTGTGTTAACCAGCGCCCAAAACTCAAGCGGGTAACCCACGCCGATATCACGACGTTTCCCATCAATTGGACCGAGATCGATTACGTCAGTAGAAGCCGCGGTATCAGTTACCGCCTGTGCTTCGGAGAACATCAACAGTTTGTCGGTGATCATCTTCTTTCTCCATTAGTGGGTCTGTTACGACCCACAGGTTAATAACAGGCGTTACACCACGCGGGCTTCTGTTTCCAGAAGCGCATCAGTTTCACGGATTGGTACACCACGGAATGAAGTCCACCACTCGCCTTCTGTCTCTTTTACGCTGATAGCCAGGGATGTTTTCTCCAGAGACTGCAGATCAAGAGTCTGGCCTACAGTGCGGTTCATGTAGAACACCGGGCGGCCCATGCCACGGTTTGGAATGCGATGTAGTGCTTTAACCATCAACTTCGCAATATTTGCGGCAGAGGAAGGTTCTGAAAGATTGCTGACATCGATGTTTGCAATGCGAACAACATAACGCCAGTCACGCAGAGCAAGTCCGTTGTCCCATTTGTAATGGGTACGGTAGCCTTCGTACTTGCCGCCATTAGCATCTTCCAGTGTCACCTGGCCTTTATCTTCCATCTGGATGCCAGCCTTCTGCCCTTTCGGGAAGATGCCATGCACGGTGTTTTCGCCCCACACCACTAACCAGATTGAGGTGTTATCTGTACCCGTGCCACCAGCATCAATGATGTTCTGAGCATTACCCGCAGACAGGCTGGAATAGCGGGAGGACAGTCCCATAAACTGCTGAGGGTTAACGCTGGAATCACCATAAAACAGCGTCTGCGCCATCTGCTGATTCATCGCTTCAATAAATGCTCGGTCTTCAGACAGGCGGAATTCGGCGGTATTGCCGTTCAGATCAGCCAGTGACTTATCGACTTCAGCATAGGTTTCCAGCATGCCAACGGAATCGGTGACCTGCACTGTGGTTGATTTGCTTGGCTGTACGCCATAGTTCAGCAAACGCCAGGTAGCTGAAGGTAAACCAGAACGAATGGTGGTTCGGTGTCCCGTAGGAAGGTTCCCTTCGACAAAAGGCATATCCTGAAGGATCGGGTTAGTTTGACCGAGAAGCTCGATAATCTTATCGACTTTCCCGTTTGGATCGACGCGCTTACCCCAGTCAGCCAGCGTTAGCGCAGTTAAGCCTTTAACAGCCATTGTCATTTCCTCTCTTATTTGCCATAGAGCACTTCGGCCGCACTACGCTGGCCTTCATTACCACCGGTGACCATGCCATCTTCAGACATCGCCTTTCCGATTTTCACGAACGTTTTGACCAGATCAGGGTGATTACCCAGTCCGGTGGTGTTCAGATATTCTTTGAGTTCAGGTGTCCCGAACTGGTCAAGCGCACGCTGTGCGGCGCTAAGGTTAGAAATCAACTTGTCGCCACCGATTTCTTTGTCAGCTTTTACATCCGCAGCCCACTGCTCGGTTGTTTTCTGCCAGGCTTCTGCCTGGCGCTGCTGAACACCTGCCAGAATCTTCGGATAAGCATCAACCAGCTTTTGCGCTTGCTCGTTGGTCAGGTTAAGTTCTCGCGCCACCGGCTCGAATTCCTTCAACGCTTCTGTATCCAGCTCTACGCCTTCGGCAGCCTGAAACTCGTACTTCTCAGGCGCACCCTCTGGTTTATCGCCGTCCTTTTTTTCATCCTGCTTATCGTTTTCAGGCTTTTTGTCATCAGCAGGTTTATCGCCATCAGCAACAGGTTGTGGCTTATCACCTTCCAGTTGTGATGGATCACCAACTGGAGCAGGGTTATCACCTGCAGGCGCTGACGGTTCTGACGCAGCCGGAGCTGCTCCACCATCGACTGGTTGCTCATTGCAAAGACGGCGATACAGCAAACGCTCAAATAAACTCATGATCACTCCTGTTCACTGGCCTCTTTGGCCATCTTCAAATACTGTTCAGGGCAATGCGCCATAACGCGCTGAAACAGTTCCAGCGCCAGATTGCGTTGCCCCTCATTAAATGCCATTGCCATAGCGTCCATCGGTGAGATAGCGGAAAACACACGGCCTTTCTCCAGCACCGACCAGACAACGCGACGCCCCTGTTCACTGCTCATGACAAAGCGAATGTCATCAATTTCACGCTGCGCCATGTCACGTTGCTTACGGGCGTTTTCTTCTTTCAGTTGATCGTCTTCGTAATCTGTCATTGTGATTGCCCACCCTGACCACTAACTGCATTCGCCATAGCTGACAAAACACTCGGATCCGAAGTTTTAGCTTCGCTTAGCGTCTTGGCACCCTGTGCCGCCGCCATCCCCATCGCCATCATTTGTTGCTGCTGTTGCTGCTGTGCCCGTTGCTGGCGGGCCTGCTCAACCTGTTCCTGCGGAACAATAACGGTTGGAGACACTCCGGACATATCAGCGAATGCATCGATCGCCTGATCAACGTTGAGTTTGTCGAGAGCTTCTGGTTTCGCTTGCGCAAGTTGACCAATGAAGTTAACCGTGGACGCCAGACTGGACAGGCCGATAGACTTCTGCGCCTGAGCCATGACGGAAATGTATTCGACCTTCAGGGGCATGCCTTCCATCGCGTCAGGCGGTGGCGGCAGCATGTTTTTACGCACCATCATCGAGAAAGCGCGGTCAATGAGAGGATTAAGACATTCGTCGTTCAGACGCTCCAGAACCGGCCCCAACATCAGAAGTTTTTCTTCTTTCATTTCGATCACCGCTTCAACAGGCATCGAGCGGGTGTTGATGTTTTGCAGCATCATGAAGAGGTCGACGAAGTAGGCGCTGTTGATGGTCTGGCGGGTATCCTGAATGTCAGCCAGAAGATCTGCAGTATTCGGGTTTACCAGATATGCAGGTTTGAAACCGTCCTGACCGCTCAACACGTCGAGGTACGTCACATCACCAGGCAGCAGGGAAACACGCTGTGTTTTTAGCGAGGTAGGTGCAACCATTGGCGGGTTGGTAGCCTTATCGATCAGTTGCGCTTTACGTTTCTGCTCAACCTGAAGGGCTTTAACCTGACCGAGTGCCAGCATGCCAGGGCAGGATGAGGCGTAAACGTCTTCGCCGTTCACTTCCCAGCGCGGAGCAAGGATCGGGAATTCATCAAAGCCGGATTCACGCAGCAGCTTGTCAGCGTCGCCGCCAGTCTCGAAGTAGACAGAGCGGAATGGCTTGTTCTTGCTGTCCATCTTCCCGGTGTCGCGGTTAACGTTTGGCGTGATGCAGTGGTTAACTTCGATCCACGTTTCATACGTGCCGTTTTGCCACATCCCCTGCACCGATGAGCTGACGTTATCCAGCCCAAATTCCTGCACCAGTTGACGAACAGTCATGGAGAACTGACGGAAGGATGTGTCGACGCTGCCGCGCGGGCTGTTAGCCAGGTAGTAGCAGCCAATCGGGAAAGGCATTGTGCGAATCACGTCCTGGTCATCTTCGAGCACAGCCATTGCAGCGGTACCGAAAGTACCCAGGCTGGCGTACATGACAGGCAATGACTGATACAGGTTCGACTTGTTGAACACTTCGTTCATACGGCGCTGCACGACTTCAAGCCACACCTTAACCGGACCATAATCCATCATGTCAGGGTCAGGCGTTGCCAGTTTGAACCATGGGCGGGCCGGACTGGTGATGCCGGACATCATGCCGCTGGACAGAATGCGCTGAGCCATTGAACCGGTAGGATCAATAATCTTAGTGTTACGACGATCATCACGGTTTACATCAGACGTCAGAAAGCGGGAACCGCGCGGATTGATAAAATCGCTCAGGTCACGCCAGTGTGACTCGAACGATGTGCGCTCACTCTTCAGCTGTGCGAGCTGCTTCAGCAGACGCTCTTTTTCGGTTTCCGCCATCTCTGCCTACTCCGTTACTGACCGAGCAGCGTTTTACCGCTGGTGTTTGCGGTTGAGGTGTCGCCCTGTGCACCAGTCAGCAGAGTGGAACTGCGGCCAGCGGCTGCACGGCGGCGGCGCTCTTCGTCGTCACGAGAACTGACAACTGCTGCATCCTGCTCCTGTGGCGCGGCCTGTACTTCTGGTGCTGCTGGCACTGATGGCTTGCTGCCGATACACATAGCAATAGCTCCGTACGCAATTAAATTATTACCAATTTAACCACATATGATTTATTTAGCGTAGGCTATTGACACCTATAACATCAGATATTACCTTTTAGGTAATTGATGTTGATGTGACGCAGTGGATGTACGGTATATGGCACATGTGCCGCAGCGGTCCGGATGGGTTCACTTGATGCTACTTCCCCAGCCGGGTAGCCGGAATGTGCAAGCCAGTGTCAGGTAAGCACGGACATGACGACTCACCATCGTGGCGATACGGTGTGACACCTCGGAATAGACGAGGATGCAACGATGAGAGCATTCCAAGTGGTAGGCCTGCCGCTCTTGAAGCCCATTAGCAAAGATGGGAGTGCTCTCAGCGTTGTGGCATTAGCTCAGTTGGATAGAGCAACCGCCTTCTAAGCGGTTGGCCGCAGGTTCGAATCCTGCATGCCGCACCAGAATCACGCCTTAGGACCGTGATGAAGCGCCCATAAGAACGATGCTGTGTAGCTATTGGCGGTGGCAGTTTCCCTTGATGCTGACCACCGTCACTTTTACAGCAGAACGCCATTGCGATGACGTTGCGCTGTAAACCCGTAACTGCCATGGAAGGCATCCTTGCTTCCAGTTCGCCCACTCCGGTGGGCATTTTTTTAAGGTGAGATTATGAAAACAGTTGATATGTTGGCTAAATATCTAAATGAATGGCCTTTAAAATATTCCCGCATCGTTCAAGCTGATGACTCTATTTTTTATGGTGTTTTTGCCGGTAACGAAATGCATTACGAGGTAATTCCTGGTGAACGACTGGCCGGGTTACCGCTTAGTGAAGACCATGGGACTAGCGTTACAAGTCATGACTGGATTGCAGCCCAGCGGACGGAAATGGAAAAAGGTAATGTATTTGATATTTCTCGCGCTGTTTACGCTAAAGAAAAAAGTGATGATGATTACATGCGAGAACACTTATACAACATGAAGTTACAATGTCTGCATGCGGCGCTTATTCAGAATGGGCAATTCGATAAAACCAATGCCACCAATATTGCGGAAGCCATCAACGCTGGATTTGATGCCATTAATCTTGGTGATTGCAATATCACAGACACAAACAAAGCCTTAGCTGACTCATTCGAAGAAGTGACAAGACCAGTAATTAAATGGCTGGCTCAAAATGTTCACCCGCATCATTCGGTTATCATTGATAGCACTCACGCTGAACTGTTAGAAGGCCGGCTGGCTGTGAGCACCGAAGAATATTTACAGGACTAAAGCCGTGACATGTCACAACTAGCCCGCCGATTCGCGGGCTTTTTCAAGCATAGGGATCGTACTCTGTGAGAGCCTTACCCTGCTGGCTTTGCTGCTGCCCATAGTTGAACTGTTTTTTGGTAACAGGAGCGGCATAAGTCAGCACATAGGCGTCGGCATTGTTCGGTGACCGGCCAAGCAATTCTTTCACCTCGTCCTTGTCCTGTAAAATCTTCCTGCTGTCCTTCAGCCTGACTTTGTATTCAGGTGCGCTCAGTTCGTCGGCAAGTTCCTGGCTATCCAGTTGCGCACCAAGCTTCAGCGCGTCACGGGCGGATTTATACATCTCGCCGCGTTTGTTGCCCATCTCGGGATCTGCCGTACCGCTGCCGAACATTATCAGCGTCCAGTTGCGCCCCCAGTTATCGCCAACAGATTTAAGACCTGTGCCATAGCCGTAATCGATAAACACAGCGTCAGCCTGGTACTGATCCTCGAAGTCGGCAATCACTTTCGCAAACAGCACATCGTCAGTGGTACGCTGCCACTCCCCGAGTTTTTTGCAGTGCAGCCCCTGCCTCAGGTAGATAACTGCGGGGTCTTTACCCTGGTGAGACGGGTCGACTCCAAGAACTACAGCAGCATGCTGGACCTGTGCCGGAGTAATAACCCTGCCAACAGCTGGTTGCGTCAGTCCGGATGGGATGAACTGGTTTTCAGACGCATCAGGGAAGATCCCGCGTACACGGACTTTCACGAAGTCGCTATCCTCGCCGTAGTCGTCCACCCATTTTTGCAGTTGCTCCTTGTTGGTTCCTTCCACGGTGCGGCTGTCAATCTGCGCGCACTTCCAGCGGTGCTTGTACTTGCGGAAGCATTCGCGGAAACGCCCGGTGTTACGCGTCGGGTTTCCGAACGCCACCCAGATAATCTCGGTGTCCTCGTCCGTCAGAGCACCCTCTGCTACTTCCCACACCAGATCGGCAATGTTGGACGCTTCGTCGAATACGACGATGATGCGCTTTCGCTCGTTGTGCAGTCCGGCAAATGCCTCGGTGTTATGCTCAGACCATGGGATTGCGTCAGCGCGCCAGCGTTTGTCGTGACCCGGATCGTTGCTGTACATCGCCGTGGCGGTGCAGGTAAACCATTCTTTTGTGATAGCCAGGTTCGACCATTTGATGATTTCCGGCCATGTTTTGGTGCGTAACTGGTTGTCGGTGTTGGCTGTCACCACTACCTTGCAGTCTTCACAGGTCGACATGCCCCAGTTAATCAGCATCGAGATGAACGCAGATTTACCGATGCCATGACCGGATGCGCGAGCCAGCATTATCGGCTGGTGACGTGTTGCCGGATTCTGGAGGTGATCGCGTATCTCGCGGAATGCGTCGGCCTGCCATTTTCGGGGACCGGTGGCATGTGCCAGCTCAGTGCCCTCTTCTCCCCACGGGAACGCATACAACGCATAGCCCAGCGGGTCATACGTGAACCCTGCGATATCCTCGACGAGTTGCTCTTCCGGCGACATGGCTGCAGCTGTCATTCTTCACCACCAGCCTGCTCTTTCACACGACGGCGGGCCTTCGCCATGCGGTCGGCAATGGTGACGGTACCGGATACCTCAAGGCGCTCTTTGAACGCGTTGACGTCGACGTGCTTACCGATAAGCTCAAGGTTCTTCACCTTGTCCGGCCATTTTATTTTTTTGAGGATGCCAACCAATTCTTTCTCGTCGCCACGACCTTCGAACATGTCGGCAAGCTCGAACCCTGTCAGGTACTGCCGCCAGACCTTGGGCCATTCTGAAACCGGCTTGATGCTCATATCGTCGTTCAGGATATCCATCACATCCATCTGGTCAATTTCCACCAGACGGAGTAGCACGTAATCAGCACTGACGCGCAGTCGCTTGTTGCGCTCTTCCATCAGTTCAGCTATTCGTTTCTGAATGCGCTCATCACGCATCATGACGCTGGCTTTGACCGCTGCCGTATTAGGTGAGAATCCTGCGTTAATCGCTGCCTGCGTCTGATTCTCTGGGCATTTGGTATATTCCTGCGCGTAAGCCTCCTGCATCGCTGTCAGTGGCTTGTACTGCGTTGATTTGCGTTTTGGTGCCTTTGGTTCTGCGGGCATTGTTACCACCAAAGTAATAATTACCGTTTTGGTAATAGTAACACGCAAAACAAAGCCGCCATAGTCGGCGGCCATTGCAATTTATTGTCGCTAGCGTGACTGTCACACTGATAATTTAGTCTCATGCCAGCCACGTGTCACCCAGCACTGAGAATCACCATCGCACGGACACGACTCAACTGGCAGCGCATCGCCGCACTTCCCGCACTTGTTGGCACTGATTGACTTGATACGGCCACGCACTCGCGCATCGTCCTGGCGGATAAGCAACGCGATGTACTCGTTCATGTCATACGGCGCACGACCAGGGCGACGGGCGGCGCAGTTTAGCGCCAGCATCTCCATTTCCTGCTCGTCGAGCACCAGTTCCAGCTTGCGGTTACCGGCTTCTGCCTGGCGGGTCCGCTGCGCTTTTTTGCGTTCTGCTGCGGATTTAGCCATTGATCACCTTCCCGCATCGCTTGCAGTAGATGCCATGAAATGTCTCTGGCCTTGTTTTATCTATCAAACTGATGATGAACGAGCTGCTACCTTTCACTTCCCCAAGTTTTGCGGAAGGATAGCCTCTGGTAATTGCATGACGATATGAATGACCGAACAGAAAGCCTAAAACTCCGCGACATTTATCCATCACTTATCTCCTTCTGACAGTTTTTGCATAGCCCCGGCGTAACGCTGCATTCCATGCTCAAGCGCTGACTTCACGCCCTGCTGCGGGGCTGCTGCCTGCTCAGCTGCCATAGCTGCATCGATTTGCTCACGTAATTTGGTCGCGTGATAATCGTCATCTTCATCCGTGATGGTCTGCGACCAGAAAATGCTATGGCTTCCGTAAACCATAGGCTCACGAACATCAACGGTTTTAGATACCAGCCAGTCCATGCGGAGTACGTCATCCGGAGTTACCGGAGAGTTGCCAGCCTGGAGAATAGATTTCAGCGCTGCCCTTGGCATTGCCGACCAGGCAAGAAATACGTCTGGCCTGTCGACATCTTCTGTCGGGAGAGTGTTTTCTATTTCGTCCAGCGCATCACTTAGCTTCTGAAATGCGTCGTCTGGAACAACGTGGCACTCTTCGCCATCAACATCTTGCTGACAGCTATCATCTGCGAGTTCGAATGCGGCCCCGCAAACATTGAGCAGCATTTCAATAACGCGACGGTGTTCTGCTGTTACGCAATTCTCCGGCACTACCTGCGCTGGCGGGGTAGTGTAGAGTGGAATTACCGCATATCCCATTGGCTGAGACAGGCACTTAAGGTGAAGCTCACCCATCCTGGCATAAGCAAGAGTTTCCTCCGCGGCATAAAGCACAGGCTCGGCACCAAACGCTGCAATCACCCCTTCAATCACCTTCACAGCATCAGCCATTGCGTAGCCAAGATTGCCGCCGTCGCTTTGTGCTGCTGCTTTGCTGAGTATTTCGCTTATCTGGCGCAGGCGATCGAGTGATACAGGACCGTGCGCCGGGTGGTTAGTTGTCATGCCGTAGCCCCTTCTTGATATTTTTCAAACCAGAACACCACTGGGTCAGATTTCATTTCAACCAATCCCATACGAACCAGCGCTTTTCCTTTCCCGGATACAAGGAACTCGCGACGACCATCGCCGATAATTCGCCGGTAATCTTCCAGGCTACTGCAATGCTTGTGCAGATTGCATGGGTGGCATGCTGGAACCATGTTTGATATATCGTCACGTTCCTGGTGAAGCATATTCCCATCAAAACGAATGACAGGCTTAACGTGGTCGGCATGCCACTTATCACCAAGCTCGCACCCGCAATAAGCACAGCGACCGCCAAACTTCATGCGTAGCTCTGCGCGTTGTTTTTTCGTCAGCGCCATCTCACTCCCCCTTCACGCCAATGCCAGCGGCAGCGCGTTCTGCGTCATACAACCACGCATCAATCGGATTCAGCGAGTTTTCGATGGGCGCACCGCCAGATTGATACATCAGAGCCTTTGCACGTAAAAACACTTCACGCACCGCTTCCAGTTCTGCTATGCGCTTCTCTGCGGCTTCTAGCGCTCTAACCAATTCGTCTACTGTTCCTGCAGCCTGTAGAGCATAATCAGTTATAACCAGTTCATGCTCAATTTCAGTGCCGTTCTCACTCGTTGAGGTGATAGCAAAATAATCAGAGTCGATTTCGTTATCGGCTAAGTGGCGTAGAGTATCGGCAACAAGTTGACCGTTTTCGATTAGCAGCGCCTGTTTGTTGAGTGCTGTCATTGGGATACCTCCAGAGCGTATTTCATATAGTCTTCATCTCCGGTATCTCGATGGGCTAAGTTAACAACACCGTTGGTTACGAACATCCCTTTCGGCAGGTATACCCGTGGGAATACATCATGCCATTCACCAAATCTCGTCGAGTTACCATCGCGGTATTTAACCGGCGCACACGCGCTACATAAACGCATTCCTTTTCGCTCTGGCGCATAAGACCAATCAAATAGTTTTTCGAAGAACCCGACGCACCCTTGTGATGAGAGCGCCGTGTTTTCACAGCACCCGCAGTTTTCGCACTGGAATAGACTCATAGCGCGGCTCCTTCAGTCTTCACGGGAATGAAACGAGATGGCGACCAGTCGCAATAGGTATCCGTTTCTGTATGCCCGAAAATTGCCTTACAGCGACGGATATGGGCGCAGTCGCCGCAGGTCTTACCATTCGGGAGTTGCATTTTTTCAGGGTCTTCCGGGTTATAATTCAGCTCTTTGGTGTTGTCGCTCATGCCTCACCGCCTTTGCGAAGTTGGGCGGCGAACTCTGCGAGAAACTTCTCTGCGTACTCGCCAGATATCCCATCAGCAGCTGGCAGCGTGGAGTTTGCCAGTTCTTCTTTGGTGTCCAGAATCATGCGTACCACGTCGCAGACTTCAGCCAGCGGCTTATCAACGAAACCATGATTGAATGCAGCTGCGAGACGACTGGCGGCATAGTTGATGCCCTCATTACGCGCACTTGCCCGCACTTCAGCCAGGAAAGCGTCCGTCGCCGGGGTTTCGCAGTCGAGCACATACTGGAATTCATGAAGCGTCTGACCATCGATAAAATCCCCGATCGCCGGGTCGATCAGTTTATTGAACTTTGCGTACACGGCGCACGCTTCACCCAGAAGCTCGCGGCCCTTAGCCTTCAGCCCCGCGTTCTCCGCAGCCAGAGCCGCGCACTTGGCTTCAAGTTCTTCGTATGTTGGTTTCATGCTGATAGCTCCTTAGCCATGTACCAAACCAGCGCAGCAACGGAAACTATGTTGGCTATGAATATGATTGCCAGCATTACCTTTGCGCCAACCGTATATTTCTTCTTCACATTTACCCTCGCTTACCCGTATAAGTTATTGATTACGTTGATATCAAAAAGGATCGTCGATTTAGAACTCTTCGACGTTCCACCCGCCACCCGCTTTCTTTGGCTTAACCGTTACCCCGATAATGCGAAACGGGTACTGGTCTGCTGCGACTTTGGTTTTCACCCTGGCGTCGTCGGTCCAGAAACCTTTCACTTCGTGCAGTTCCATCTCTCCGGTGGCGAGCATCACAGCGAAATCTGGCGTATAGAACGTGTTGTCAGCTAACCGCAGCTTGATACCCTCAAATCGATACCAGACGATTTCTCCTGCACGTTTACGCATCTCAAGGTGCTGACAATACGCAGATTCTGTTTTGTTCATCTGGCCTGTTTTGAGTCGACCAAGAGCCTGTATCTGTTTTCTCATGATTTACCCCTGAGGTAATTAAAAACCACATAAGACACGAAATCAATAGATTTTAGAATATTTTATTACCTCATAGGTAATTATTGAGACGTAAAAAAATGCGCTATCGCGCTGGTATTACTTGATAAATCCTGCCGCCTTTCCCCGCCTGTATTCCTCCATCAGCCACTGCGCCGGTGTTATTCCCCCCAGGGTGGCGGCGTTAGGCATGCACCCGAAACTTCGCCCTGGCGGGTGGTAAACGTCTCTCCCTGTGTCCGGAGGTGTACTCATGGGCTCTGGCTTTGCCTGTATGCTGATCACCGGATCGGGTATCTGCTGTCCGGAAGCCACCTTTTTCGCCCAATCATCGAGCAGCCTGCGCGCGTGTTTCTCAACCTCAATCTCGCTAAGCTGGCGCTGATACATTGCACGGCGGGTATCACATACGACCCAGTACATAACCGGATGCCGCCACGGGAATCTTTCGGGACCACCAGGATATAAACTTTTTTCCTTGCTGTACCGGTGAAACTCCGCCATCACATCGTCAATGGTGACGCCAAGAACCATCTTGCTGTCTTTGCACCACTTGATAAATTGCCCTGGCGACGGCCAGAACGGAGATTCGCTGGCGCGGGCGTGGCGCATACCAGCAGAAACCTGTTCACGGGTTCGGATCCCCCCTTCGGCAAACGCAGCAATCCACTGCTGTTTTGCAGCAACTTCCTGCTCTGGCGTCTTCAGGTTGGTTACCACTGCCGCCGGAAACAGTTGTTTCAGCTGTTTGAAAAGGGCATCAACAAGCCTCTCTGCTGACATGTTCACCACGTTGTCATTGTTGGTGTACTGATGCTCATAACCTGACATGCGAGAAAGGGCTTCTCCGTCACGGTTTTGTATCGCGGTAAAAACGTTGTTCACAAGAAATCCTCCCATGCTTCAGGGCTGTTCCAGTGCGGAACGTTGTTATCAGGTAATGTTGATTGCTTCTGTCTGCTAATCTGCAGCCGCCTTGCCAGCTTCTGCTCCCACTGTGCCTGATGGTATGCCTTACCCTCAGCCATCCAGTAAATTCTGAACTCTGCAAGTTCCTGTGCCGTTGGCAGACTGTCCAGGTAGATCCCCTGCAATGAGCTTTTCCGAAGAAAGTCATCTGATGGCTGCCATTGTTCATGCATGACAAATTTGCCTAATTGCCCTGGCCCACCAAGAGGAACAAAGTTATTCATCACGGCGTTGTTTGCGCCGGGGTCATGATGCACAGAATCCCCGTTTTTTGTCCTGCTCTCCCTCTCTTGGTTAAATGACTGGTTATATGACTGGTTCTGGATCCCGTTTTTGGGATCATTCAACATCCCGTTTTTGGGATCATTCAACATCCCGTTTTTGGGTATATTCCCGTTTTCGGTAACATTACCGTTTTCGGGTTCATTGACCCCCTCTCGGTTGCCTTTAATGTTCCCGTTTTTGGTTATATTAAGAGAGAAAACCCGCACTCTTTTTGTCGCTCCCTTTCTCTCTCCGGTATCTGAAATAAGCCCCATTTTCATGAGCGATATAAGCCCGGCCTGCACGGTTTTTTTATTCAGGCAAGTGTCTTTAACGAGGCGTTCTATGCTGGGGTAGCAGAGGTTATATTCATCGGCTCTGTCAGCCATCGAGAGCAGTATGAGCTTTAATGATGAGCTGCCTGGATCTGTCTCCCAAGCCCAATCTGTTGCATGTCTGCTCATGATTAATCTCCGCTATCAGCTTGAGTGTTGTGGGGAGGAATTAATCATGATCTGCTTAATCTCTGCCCTGATGCGACGGTTTGATTCCATGGTGCACTCAACACAGTGTCCGTTGTAAACCCAGCGTTCACTGTCATGTCCGTGCTTACATTGTTTTCCGGTGTAATAGCGTTTAAGTCCGCGCTTTGCGGCATCAATACGTGTAATGATTTCCATGGTAAGCCCTGTTATTAGTATTGGGATTACGGTTATTTTGTGCTGACACAAAAAAAAGATCAACCACATTTGGTTTTTTATTACCTTTGAGGTACGAATAGATATGAAAAGACCGCCGGATGGCGGTCTACAGAGGGTTGTGGCTGGATATCATGAGTAGAAGAAGTATGCCAGTTCTGCTTTTGAGCGCAGCCATTGTCTTGTTTTACAGGCTTTAAAAAGCCCATTCATCAATACCTTACCTGGCATTTTGCGCTTACCTGTTAAGTGAGTCTGGATATAGTGACTCGTCGTTCCGGCTTCCTGTGCGAAGGCTTCACGCTCATCCGGAGTAAGTGCAAGCCAGTGCTTTTTGAAATCGAAATGTCCGTTATCGCTCATAGCTATTGCCTGATATTTATTTCAGATAATAAATATTCACCCATAAGGTAACAAAAATCAAGGATAGTTACCTATGGGGTGCATTTACCTGTTGGGTAATATTGCTTTAAATTGAATCATCTACTGATTCATATATGAGGCGATTTTCCAGAAAATGAAAAGTATCCAGGACGTCCGCAGGCAAAATCTCAACGACTTGATCGACCGTGAATTCAATGGTGTTCAGACGCGGATGGCAGAAAAACTTGGAACTCAGGCAAATCTGGTAAACCGCTGGGCTCTTGGCAAGAAGGTTATCGGCGACCAGGTTGCGCGAAAAATTGAAGCTGCCGCCAATAAACCCCGTAACTGGCTTGATATCGATCGCTCGCTTTCTCAGGAAGGTTTTCAGCCTGTCGGCCCGAGCGATATAGGTCAGCTGGCGGCTCACAACCTGGAACGCTGGATGAGCGAAAGCCGCGACCTTTCAACACAGGGAAAACTTCACCGCGCATCCGGCGTCGCCCAGGTGACAATCAGCCGCCTGTTAAACAATGAGGTCAGCGTTTCCATTTCCACCCTGGAGAATGTTGCATCCGCATTCGGGCGTCACGGCTATGAATTACTGATTCACCCGCACGACCCTGCGACCATCAACTATGACCGCTCGCGCTACGCATTGTTACCCGAAACCGAGAAAGCAAAGATCGAAAGTTACATTGAATTTGTCATCAACCAGAACGAAAAAAACAAACAATAAAATCATATTTTTCAGTAAGTAAGCCGCCTTCTGGCGGCTTTTTTATTGCCTGCACAATTACCTTAAGGGTAATTTTTTTAACTCATATCTATTGACACCAAACCAAATACGCATAATCATTACCTCAACGGTAACAGACCGAGGTAACAAGTTATGCAGTGGAAAATCATCAACGGTTGGTACTGCGTTACTGCATGCGGATTCATGAGCTGGAAGTTCCGCACCTTACAGGAAGGCATTAAGTGGGCTTTCGTCAGCAAAGAAGCTCGCGATGTGGCCAACGATAACGAGATATGGGAGGGCTGATAATGAACGTTAATCAGCAGAAAAATCTTCAAAAAATCATGCTGGAATTCGACAAGGACTACCGCCTGTCAGAACAGCTATATGACCGACAAGTCGAACTGATTGAGAGTATCCGGCTTCATCAACTGGCATCAACTTTCGACGTTGTAACAGTTAAAGGCGTTCGCCAGGAAGTACTGGAGGCCGCTAAAGACAGCCCTGAGTTCGAAGAACTAATGGATGCCTACCGGCGCGAGGCAATGGCAATTATCGCCCGCTGGGATCTGGCTGATCAGCTTGATGGGCAGAGGGACGCGGCATGAAACCAACACTCCTCTCATTGCTGCGAGGTGGAAAACACAGCATCCGAGATATGGCAAAGATTCTTGGTATCTCAAGATCGAAGGTTTCTTGGTTCATCGCTGAGCTTGAACGTCGCAAATGGGTAGAGGTAACCAGGAGCGCAATATATTTCCACGATGGAACCCGTTCCAACAAGCAGAACGAATACAAGGTTAAGTTATGAATACTGGCATCTATTTCGACATCAGCAATGAGGACTACCACGCCGGTGACGGCGTGAGTAAGTCGCAACTGGACATGGTTGCCAAGAATCCGGCGCTTCTTAAATGGGTTCAGGCAGCACCAGAAGACGAAGAGAAAAAGTCTGCACTGGATATGGGAACCGCATTGCACTGTCTGCTTCTGGAGCCTAGAGAGTTCGACAAACGCTTCATTGTTTCACCGAAATTCGATCGTCGGACGAAACAAGGTAAAGCTGACGAAGAGGCATTTCTTCGTGATGTGGCGGATATGGGGATTACGGTACTTGATGCCGAGCAGTGGCGGAAACTGGAGCTGATGCGTGATAGCGCAATGGCTCACCCGGCGGCACGCTGGATGTTGGAAGCACCTGGTTACTGCGAAGCATCAATGTACTGGAACGATGAAGAGACGGGTGAGTTGTGCCGAATTCGTCCAGACAAATGGCTGAACGAGCACAACGTGATCGTCGACGTGAAAAAGGTTGCAGATATGGACCGTTTTGCACGCCACATCGAGGAATTCCGCTACCACGTGCAGGACGCAATGTACCGCGAAGGCGCAATGAGGGTTACTGGTCAGCCGCATGGTTTTTTCTTTCTTGCCGTGAGCGAAAGCATTGATTGTGGTCGGTATCCGGTACGCGTGTTCGAGCTGGATGCGCAGGATGTCGATGCCGGGCACGCTCTGTTCCGCCGGGATCTGAATACCTATCACGAATGCCGCATCAATGATGAATGGGGCGGTGTGGAAATCATTAAACGCCCTGAGTGGGCACGCAAACAGGATATGTACATATGAGCAACGACATCGCAAACATCAACGCACCAGTAGACACAGCAATCGCTGGAACTGCTGCAACTATTTTCAGCCCAGACGGCTTGAACCAACTGATGAAATTCGCCGAGGTAATGGCGCAAAGCCGCGTAACGGTACCGGCGCACCTCGCCGGGAAATCAGCTGATTGCATGGCCGTGGCAATGCAGGCTGCGCAGTGGGGAATGAACCCGTTTGCCGTGGCTCAGAAAACCCATGTTGTGAACGGCACGCTAGGTTATGAAGCCCAATTAGTAAACGCAGTTATCTCAACGATGTCGCCAACAAAAGATCGCATCAACTACGAGTGGTTTGGGCCGTGGGAACGCGTGATCGGTAAGTTTGTTGAGAAAACATCCAAAAACGGCAATCCATATATCGCACCAGGCTGGACTCTAAAAGACGAAGAAGGCTGCGGTGTTCGCGTATGGGCAACCATGAAGGGCGAGGATCAACCTCGAGTGCTTGAGTTAATGCTGTCTCAAGCACAGGTAAGAAACTCCACACTTTGGGCCAGTGATCCGAAACAACAACTCGCATACCTTGCGACAAAACGCTGGTCTCGCCTGCACTGTCCTGACGTAATCATGGGCGTCTACACCCCAGACGAATTACAGGAAACGGCACCGCGCGTTGAGCGAGACATTACTCCGCAAACGACCACTGCTGCGGGAATGAACAGTCTGATCAACGCTAAACCAGCGAAAAAGCCTGATGAGCAAACGCGTAAATCGGATAGCCGTGATCCAGAAGAAATGCTGATGGCCTTTACCAGCGCAGCGATGAATTACAGCACTGTCTCCGAACTGGATAAGGCTTACAAATACATTGCACAAAAACTTTCAGATGATGACGAACTGCTGGCAAAAGCCACCGACGTTTACAGCGTTCGTCGGGAAGAATTAAACGAAACATCTATGTAACCACCACCGCGGCGCCACGCGCGCCGCACTGCAACCAAGAGAGGTATTTATGAAAGGTGCATTAGGTAAGAAGGAACTCCTGGCGGTGGTTCCACTGTCATGGAGCACTATCGACCGTATGGAGCGCGCAGGGGAATTTCCTAAACGCTGGTATATCACCGATAAACGCTGCGCATGGAACCGTGATGAAGTTGAGCGTTGGCTTGATGAACGTCAGGCAGCAAGCCCGGCAGAGTTCCAGGGTAAAAAACCTCCTGTTCAGCAACGTGTCTATCGTCCTGTGAGCAACGCTGCATGAGTGCGCTGCTAAGGCACTGGAGCAAATGGTCATGATGGTACTTATTCCTGGCCTCTGTTTCAGCATGGCTTTATCTGCTGGCATTAATTTTCAGAGAGGGTTGGATTAAGTGAGAAAGTTAAGCAGACTTGAAAAATATCACATGAACAAGGTTTCAATGCGCAGCCCTTCAAAGGTTGTTGCCGTTTCTCCTGCGGCGATAGAGATCGAAAAACGCGCGATTGAAAGAGAGAAAAAAGGGCAGTTCCGCATTGCCGCCCACCTTTGGCTTCAGTGTATGGATGTTGCTTCTGGTGATGTTGAGCGTGCAAGGATCGCGGTTCGCAGGGACCAATGTATCACAAAAGGTAACGGCCTTCGCCGTGGCGACTATAGCGGCATAGGATGTTGTGGGGTGGTTTATGACTAAGAAATACACACTAATCTATGCAGATCCACCCTGGGTATACCGGGACAAAGCCGCAGATGGTAATCGCGGTGCCGGTTTTAAATATCCGGTTATGAGTGTGCTGGATATCTGCCGCCTTCCTGTGTGGGATTTGGCCGATGAAAACTGTCTGTTGGCCATGTGGTGGGTGCCAACACAACCACTCGAAGCACTAAAAGTTGTTGAAGCCTGGGGATTCCGTCTGATGACCATGAAGGGATTCACGTGGATAAAATGTGGTAGTCGACAACCAGATAAACTGGTTATGGGTATGGGTCACATGACTCGCGCCAATAGTGAAGATTGCCTGTTTGCAGTAAAGGGAAAACTACCTCCGCGCATTAATGCAGGTATCGTTCAGTCATTTACCGCACCGCGGCTTGAGCATTCAAGAAAACCAGATGTCGTTCGTGAAAAACTTGTGCAATTGTTAGGCGATGTTTCTCGCATTGAACTGTTCGCCCGCCAGTCGTCTCATGGCTTCGATGTTTGGGGTAATCAGTGCGAAGACCCAGCAGTGCAACTACACCCTGGATACGCGTTGGATATTGCCAGATTAACAAATGCATTCAGCAATGCTCCGCTGTCACCAACAGACAACCAGGGGCGGGAGCGTGTAGCATGAACCTATATCAACGCATCAATGGCGATGACTGGTGCAATATCTTCGTCGTCGGCGATCTGCATGGGTGCTACACGCTGCTGATGAACGAACTCGACAAAGTTTCATTCGACCCGGCGCGAGATTTGCTTATTTCCGTTGGTGACCTTGTTGACCGCGGCGCTGAAAACGTCGAATGCCTGGATTTGATTACTATGCCGTGGTTCCGAGCTGTTCGTGGCAACCATGAGCAGATGATGCTGGATGCACTGGTCAACGGCGGAAGTTTCGGACATTGGATGTCAAACGGCGGTGGATGGTGGCACCAACTTGATTCTGAGCAGGATGTGCAACTCAAATACCTTCTGCCAAAGATTACCAACCTCCCGATGATTATCGAACTGGTTACCGGCAATAAGAAGGTCGTCATCTGCCACGCAGACTACCCGCACAACGAATACGCATTCGATAAGCCAGTACCGGAAGAAATGGTGATATGGAATCGTGAGCGGGTTAGCGACGCGCAGGACGGTATTGTCTCGGAGATAACCGGTGCCGATTTGTTCATCTTCGGTCATACGCCAGCACATCACCCACTGGTGTATGCAAACCAGATGTACATCGACACCGGCGCAGTGTTCTGCGGAAATCTGACGCTTACCAAAGTCCAGGAAGGATAGAATTATTTATTACTGCCTTCCATCCACCTCTCAAACTTCGACGGGGAGAACGGAATCAGATCCGTATGCTCCCCGTTAATCCAGGAATCAATCATATCGGACCACTGCTGCAACATGTAGGCGCGCTGTCTGGCGTATTCCGCTTTGTTATATACGGCGCGCACACCTTTCTGCTCATGTGCCAGAGCCTTTTCAATCCAGTCTGAAGGATAACCAGCCTCATGCAACAACGTACTGGCTGTACGGCGCATATCGTGTACGGTGAAGTCCTGAATATGCTCACCATCTTCATTTATTATTTTCACCGTTCTGTCGATCAGAGAGTTCAGCGCGGCATTAGATAATGGCTTCCTGAAATTGTAACGACCAGGAACCAGATATTCACTTCCACCAGCGCACATCTGCAACCCGACCAATATATCCTGAGCCTGTTTAGGCAGGTAAATAACATGCGCCCGGCTTCCCTTCATGCGGTCTGAAGGAATTGTCCATGTCCATTTTTTAAAATCTATTTCATCCCACGTTGCATTGGTGAATTCGCCTTTACGAACCATAGTGATAAGCACCAGCTTTAAAGCCATTTTCATAGTGCCCATAGCACCAATGGCATCCAGCGTGCGGAAGAACAGACCAATTTCTTCTGGTGTCAGTGTTCGCTCTCGTGGTTTAAATATGGCGATAGACGAAGGTTTAATGTCAGCAGCAGGATTAAACAAACCATGACCACGGTCATTGGCGTGACGGTATACGCTGCTGATGATCTCCCTGGCCTGTACTGCTGTTGCCCGACCACCGCGTTCGACAATCCGGTCACACAAATCACGAACCATCGATGTGGTAATTTCAGCCATCATTTTGTTGCCAAGAACCGGAAGTATGTCACGGTCGATCACCGCCTGCTTCATTGCACGGGTACTTTCAGCCAGGATGACGTGTTTCATATAACTGTCGGTATGTACCGCAAACGTCTCGGCACCACGAATCTTTTTGATACCGTCACGTTTAGCCGCAGCCGGCGACTGGCCTGCTTTAAGCAGCTTCTTTGCAGCAATCAGTTCTTCTCGCGCTTCTGCCAGGCTGATACCGTCACGCCCATACTGCCCGATTACCAGTGTTTCGCGGCGACCGTTGATACGGTAGTCATAGCGAAACGAGACCGTACCTGACGTAAGCACAGCTACATACAGCCCGTCACGATCGGAAACTTTGTACAGTTTGTCCTGTGGCTTGAGGTTTTTTAATTTTGTATCGGTAAGCAC